ATAAACAAAAAGATATGGGACCTTTAGGGTCAAAGGGTCGTGCTGAAGTTGCTAAATATTGTATTCAAGATTGTGAACTTTGTATTAATTTACTTTTACTTCTTGATATTATTCCTAATAATTTAGCAATGGCGAATGTTTCACTTGTTCCAGCTTCTTATATTTTCTTAAGGGGTCAAGGTGTCCGAGTAACATCTGTAGTAGCAAATACATGTTTTAAAAGAAATACATTTATTCCTGAACTTATAAAAATTCCAAATTTGAATGAATATGTAAGAATGGCAAAAAATATAAAAGAAAAAGAAATTTCAGAAATAGAAAAACAATATGATACTATTGTTAAGGATTTTAATAACAATAAAAAATATATCATTGAACATGATAGAAATGGAAATGAAATATCTAATATTTTTGAAAAATATATTAGATCTCAATATATAAAAGATTCAGATTGGAGATTACCTAGCATTTGGGAAATGGATAATGTTATACAACAAATTAAAGATCCTGATGAATATAAAATCAAAGGTTTTGAGGGAGCAATTGTATTAGACCCAACACCAGGTATTTATCTTGATGATCCAGTTGCTGTTTTAGATTATGCTTCACTTTATCCTTCTTCTATTATTGAATTAAATATTTCTCATGAAACATTCATTGATGATGATTCATTAATTGAAGAAATGGGATGGATTAAAGATAAAGATTATAAAGAAATTACATATGATAATTGGATTTATAAGGGTAAGGGCACCGGAGATACAATTGAAAAAATTTTGGATAAAGATAACCCTCGAATCACTTGTAAATTTATAACAAAAGAGTTTATGAAAAATAATAATTTAGTTGGAAAAGACGAAGAACCTATGGGTATTATTCCAACAGTTTTATCTGATCTATTAGGAGCAAGAAAACAAACAAAGAAACGAATGAAAAATGAACCAGATGAATTTAAAAAGAAAGTATTAGATGGACTTCAGTTAGCATATAAAGTGACTGCTAATTCTGTGTATGGTCAATTAGGAGCAAAAACCAGTCCAATATTCAAACTTGAATTGGCAGCATGTACTACATCTGTTGGTAGAGAAAGATTGACGGTTGATGCTACAGAAGGTGTTAAAAAATGGGCATTGGCAACTGGTCATGAAATACCAGAAGTTGTTTATGGTGATACAGATTCGGTATTTGTTAAATTTAGTCGTAAAACAAAAGATGGTATCCTTTTGGAAGGTAAAGAAGCTTTAGCTCATTCAATTAAATGTGGAGAAGAAGCAGGAGAATTTATCAAAGAATTAATGGATTCGGAGGGGAAACAACCTCAGGTTCTAGAATATGAGAAAACATTCTGGCCCTTTATCTTAATAAGTAAAAAAAGATATACCGGTGATAAATATGAGTTTGAACCAACAAATGGAAAAAGGACAGCAATGGGTATTGTATTGAAACGTAGAGATAATGCTCCGATTGTTAAATATGTCTTTGGTCATGTTATTGAGAAAATTATGATTGAAAAAGATTTCTTGGCGACAGTGGAATGGTTAAAACAAACACTTCAAGAAATTAGAGAAGGTAAATTTCCTATTTCATATTTTGTAATTTCTAAATCACTTAGAGGTTATTATAAAAATCCACAGAGTATTGCTCATAAAGTATTAGCAGATCGAATGGCAGAAAGAGATCCGGGAAATAAACCAAAAGCAAATGATAGAATTCCATATGTTTATCAAAAAGTAGATGATACACCCGAAATAATTGGATACAAGATGAAAACAGTTAAAAAGGAAAATGGATTTTATAAGAATGGAAAACCAAAATTTAAGAATGTAAAAGTTCCAGATATGGATAATCCAAAATATAAAAAGAAGGTAATATTACAGGGAGATAGAATTGAACATATTGATTATATTAAACAGAATAATGTGCCGATTGATTATGAATTTTATATTACAAATCAAATAATGAATCCTGTTAAACAGGTATTAGATTTAGAAATGGATCCAAATGAAACTGAAAAATTATTTCAAAAATAAATTATAATTAATAGTATAAAATGTTAGTTAAAATGATGGGAGGTGGTATTAAAACGCAGGTAAAAGATTTAGGAAAGGGTAAAGATACAGAATTATATTTAATGGGTTTAGGGGTGATGTTTATTTTATTAAAAACATTGATAGTTCAGTGGTCATACAATAAAATTGCTCCAAAATTAACTATGAATTTAGGTAATGATCCTTCTAAATTTGTTCCTTTAAGTTTTTATGAATCATTTTTATTTGTTATTTTGATTGAGTTTTTATTTTAAATAAGTTTTATTTAGTCAAAATTTTTTTCTATACTAAGGTATAAAAAGATGGGAGGAGGTTTAATGCAGCTTGTCGCTTATGGAGCTCAGGATATTTACTTAACGGGGAATCCCCAGATTACTTTTTTCAAGGTTGTGTATCGCCGCCACACGAACTTTTCAATGGAGACTATTGAACAAACATTGAATGGAAATACACAAGGTACTTCCGGTAGTACAGCTACTTGTACTATTTCTAGAAATGGTGATTTGGTTTTTAGATGCTATGTTCAATCTAAGGAATCCGGTATCAGCAAGGGTATGGACTTAATTAAAGAATGTGAATTAGAAATTGGCGGTCAAAGAATTGATCGTCACTATGATGAATGGAATAAAGTTTGGAGTGAACTAAGTATTCCTTCTTATAAATCGATACCTTATCGATGTATGACGGGAAGTACGGGAGAAGAAATGAAGACTGGCGGGACAGACTGCGTCGATAATATTCATATCCCTTTGAATTTCTGGTTTTGTCGTAATCCTGGTCTTGCTCTACCACTAATCGCCCTTCAATATCACGAAGTGAAACTCAAGTTTACTTGGGGAACTTGTGGGGCACCTTCTCCAAATCCCACTGTATATTGTGATTATATTTATCTTGATACAGATGAAAGGCGAAGATTTGCTCAAGTTTCCCATGAATATCTTATTGAACAGATTCAAAGAGAAGAAAAGGTAGTCTCCTCTGGAGCAGCGATTAGTGGTTCAGGGACCCAAAAAACTTTCAAATTAAATTTTAATCACCCAGTTAAAGAATTAATCTGGACCCATTCGAAAATTATGTCTGCTAAGGATATTAAATTAAAACTTAATGGTCATGATCGTTTTTCGGAACAAGTCCCTGAATATTTTGCTTTAAAACAACCATATGATTATCACACAAATATCCCACAGCAAAATTTACCTACCCACAGTCCTGCTTCTGAAATTGCTGACGCATTCTTGGGGTCAGTAGGAGAGATTAAAATCGGTAAAGTTTGGACACCAGCCCTGGCGACAGGGGCGAGCAAAATTGTTTACACCGTCGATGTGGCGGGCACATGCAATGTTGAATTCCCCGCTGGTAATGGCGTAGTCGATCAAGTTATTCCCGGAGATGAAATTGTATTAGAAATCACTCATGTCGGTTTCGATGCCACCACAAATGATGTGGATAGCAATAATCTTGTGTCTACGGATGGTGATTTGATTCAGTTCCAGCAGTTCTCATCGACTGTCATAAGCAAAGACTCCACCAATATAACATTTGAACGCCAATTTCAGGTTGGGGATGAAGGAACAACTCTTGACTCCGATTCAGCAAATAACACCGGGACCTCACCAATCCGTGTGCAATTTATAAAAAGGGTGCTAGGTGGAAATACTGATTTGCAAAAAAAAATAAATGTATATTCTTTTGCCCTTAAACCGGAAGAGCATCAACCATCAGGAACTTGTAATTTTTCGAGAATCGATAATGCTCAATTAGATATGACTATATTAAAATCTGACACATCGGAATCATTAACAGTATATGCCGTTAATTACAATGTCCTCCGTATCATGTCTGGTATGGGCGGTTTAGCATACAGTAATTAAATTAATTTATCCCTATTAAATCTTTAATTTAAATTTTAATTTCAAATTAAATATCTTTAAAATATTTAATTGGTTTTCTTTTCTCAAAATTTTTTTCTATATTAAGGTATAAAAAGATGGGAGGAGGTTTAATGCAGCTTGTTGCTTATGGAGCTCAGGATATTTACTTAACGGGGAATCCCCAGATTACTTTTTTCAAGGTTGTGTATCGCCGCCACACGAACTTTTCAATGGAAGCAATTCAACAAACATGGAGTGGTAATCAAACTGGGTCTGCTGGATCCCGTTGTACAGCAACCATTTCTAGAAATGGTGATTTAGTTTACAGAATGTATTTAGAACTTACCGGTAAAATAAATAATGATGGCGACCATGATGTTTCTTCTGCCGCGATCGATAATGTAGAATTAGAAATTGGGGGTCAAAAAATTGATAAGCACACTGGACATTGGATGAATGTTTGGTCTTATTTAACCGAACTTAATCCTTCTGGAAAAGTTGGAAGATTAAGCGCGAAAAATGGAACATTATTTCAAAATATGAGTGGTATGGGTGGTTCAGCAAAGGTAACCACCGGTAACCCCGATACCCATCACTATGTACCCCTTCAATTTTGGTTTTGTCGTAATCCTGGTCTTGCTCTACCATTAATTGCCCTTCAATATCATGAAGTTAAGGTAATTTTAAATCACAGTATCGGTGATAAATATTCTGGGGGTGGAGTGTCTCCATCAAATAAATTATGGTGTGATTACATCTATCTTGACACTGATGAAAGAAGAAGATTTGCTCAAGTGTCTCATGAATACTTAATTGAACAAGTTCAAGAAGGTTCTCTAACTGATGGAAAAGGGGAATTAAATTTTAATCATCCAGTTAAAGAATTGATTTTCACTCGCGATACAATTAACGGAACTGATTCGGTCGGTGGGGATAATATCATACTCAAATTGAATGGTCATGATCGTTTTGCATCTAGAGATTCTACATATTTTACTAGAACTCAAATCTGGGAACATCATACTGGTTCGGGATCCCTTGATTGTGGTGCCGCCGCCGGCGCTGGTGTTGATGCCGGAATAGGTAAATTTAATGATGCTATTGCTGTATATTCTTTTGCCCTCAAACCAGAAGAGCATCAACCATCGGGGACTTGTAACTTTTCAAGAATTGATAACGCAAGATTAGAACCGGGGACTACTAGCGGTAACGGTGCTACTAAGATATTCGCTGTTAATTATAATGTTCTCCGTATCATGTCTGGTATGGGTGGTTTAGCATACAGTAATTAAATGAATTAATTTAAATCAATAAATATATTTTATTTATCTTTTATTTTTAAAAATGATTAAATAAGTTTTATTTAGTCAAAATTTTTTTCTATATTAAGGTATAAAAAGATGGGAGGAGGTTTAATGCAGCTTGTTGCTTATGGAGCTCAGGATATTTACTTAACGGGGAATCCCCAGATTACTTTTTTCAAGGTTGTGTATCGCCGCCACACGAACTTTTCAATGGAAGCAATTGCTCAAACTTGGAACGGTGACGAAACTGGTCAAAATACTCGTTGTACTTCGACGATTTCTAGAAACGGTGATTTAGTTTACAGAATGTATCTAGAAATTGAGGGAAAAATGCCCGACCAGACCCCGGATAATAATCCAGGAGTATCTTGGATAAATTCTATTGAATTAGAAATAGGGGGTCAAAAAATTG